GCCGCCATTTCGCCGAAGTCAGGCGCACCGGCACCGGCCAAGAAGGCGGAGCCTGTGCAACTCGACGATGAGGTCCCCTTCTAGGGCTGGAAGGGACGGGGACGGTCGCGAGGCCGTCCCCACTTTTGTGAGAGACCAATGGAACAGCGTAGCGAAGAATGGTTCAAGGCTCGCAAGGGCCGCGTCACGGGATCGGCTGTCGGAGCGATCCTTAATTTGTCGCCGTTTTCAAATGAGAAAGATACCATGCGCCGCATGGTGCGCGACTGGCACGGCGCACCTAGAGAATTTATTGGAAGTTTTGCGACTGATTGGGGTGTTGCTCATGAAACTGGTGCGATCAGCCAATTTGAAATGAGCACCGGCGTTACGGTCGAGAAGTGCGGTTTTTATGAATACGAGGACTGGCTGGGCGCGAGCCCAGACGGGCTTGTCGGCGCGACAGGACTGGTCGAGGTCAAGTGTCCGTTTGGGTTGCGAAACAACCCCAAGCCTGTTTTTAAGACGGCGAAGATGCAGCCGCATTATTATGCTCAGATGCAGGTTCAACTTTACGTGACCAACAGAAGCGTCTGTTACTTTTACCAGTGGGCACCGAATGGAGACGAGCTTGAGATCGTGAAGTTTGACAAGGGCTATATGGATACAATCTATAAGCCTCTCAGAATGTTTTATGAGCAATATTTAATTGAACGTGAAATGCCAAATGCAGGGAAATATTTAGATGGGCAAGCGCAGTAGTTTCAAGCGTCACAGGCTCGATCTTTATGAGACGCCAGAGGAAGCGGTCCTGCCTCTTCTGAAACACCTTAAACCAAAGTCTTACTTTGCCGAGCCGTGCGCCGGTAATGGTGCCTTGATCAAGATATTGAGCAAGCACGGTCACAAGTGCGTTGCCGCGTATGACGTCGATCCGCAACACAAGATCGTCGAGCAGGCCGATGCTGTGTTCCTCAATAAGGATGACATGAAACGTGCTGACGTTGTCATTACAAACCCGCCTTGGGGTCGAGAAGTATTGCACCAGATCATTGAGCGTTCATTCTTTTGGGGGCCGACATGGCTGCTGTTTGACGCAGACTGGATGCATACAAAGCAAGCGATCCCGTATCTGAGCCGGTGCCACAAGATTGTGGCCGTCGGTCGCGTCAAATGGTTTGGCAAGACACTCGGCAAGGACAATGCCTGCTGGTATCTGTTTGACGAATCCCCAACAGAAACAATTCTTGTGGGGCAATGATGCTTAGACCATACCAACAAAAAGCGCATGACGCGATCATCGACTGGATCAAGAAGACGCGTGAGCCGTGCCTGATCGAGGCTGCGACCGGCGCAGGCAAGAGCCATATCATTGCGGAGATTGCGTCAACTATTCACCGCATATCAGGCGGCAAACATGTTCTGTGTCTTGCGCCGAGCGCCGAGCTGGTCATCCAGAACAGCGAGAAATATGCTGCGACCGGCAACAAGTTCTCGATCTTTTCTGCAAGCGCCGGATCAAAATCGTTGCGGCATCCAGTCGTCTTCGGGACGCCGGTGACTGTGCACAACCGAATCAAAAAGTTCGGCAGCCAATTTGCTATGGTCGTCGTCGACGAGTGCCACGGCATCACGCCGACAATCAAATCCATTATTGAGAACATGCGCGAGCAGAACCCAAACCTGCGCGTCGTCGGCATGTCGGCAACGCCATACAGGATGAACACCGGTTACATCTTCGGGCAGTGGCCGGACGGGAAACCGGTTCCGTCTCATGAGACAGAGAAGCCGTATTTCGCAGCATGCGTCGACCGGATAACCGCGCGCCAGCTGATCGACATGGGTTACTTGACGCCGCCAAGGCTGGGCACAATCCACGCCGAAAGTTATCACACGCTCGACATGAAGTTGAACAGCCGTGGCCAGTTTGACGCCGCCGATGTCGACCGCGCTTATATCGGTCACGGGCGCACGACGGCTGACATCATCGCCGACGTCGTAGCCCAGAGCCGCGACCGGCAGGGCGTCATGATCTTTGCCGCCACGGTGCAGCATGCCTATGAGTGCCTCGCCAGCCTACCGCAGGAGTTGTCCGCGATTGTGACAGGCGACACTGCAAATCAGGAACGCGCCTCCATAATTGCAAGGTTCAAGGCGCGTGAGATTAAATATTTGGTTAACGTGTCGGTCCTGACCACGGGATTTGATGCGCCTCACGTCGACGTCATTGCCATGCTTCGGGCGACCGAATCAGTCGGCCTCCTGCAGCAGATCATCGGTCGGGGGCTACGCCTGTGCGACGGGAAGGAAGATTGCTTGATCCTCGACTACGCCGAGAACATTGAGCGGCACTGCCCAGATGGCGACGTGTTTGATCCGACAATCCGGACAATTAAGGCAAAAGAAGAGGCGTCATACGTTAAATGCCGCTGTCCATTATGTGAGGTAGAAAATGAATTTCAGGCAAGGCCCAATCCATCAGGGTTCAACATCAGCCCTTCTGGGTACTTTTGCGATCTCGACGAAAAACCAATTCGATCAGAAGATGGGGACATCCCGGCACATTATGGCAGAAGATGTGGTGGCCGAGTATTGGTTGCAGGGGACCTCGTACAGTGTGCTTATCGATGGACCTTCAAATCCTGCCCGCATTGCAAGGCCGAAAATGACATAGCGGCGCGATACTGCGCCGAGTGCAAGGGCGAGATTGTCGACCCCAATGAGAAGCTTGTAGCGGCATTCAAAGAAATGAAGGCCGATCCGACGCGGCGTCAGACTGACAAGGTGATTGATTGGGAAGTCAGCAGCACAATAAGCAAATCGGGGCGCGAGTGCTGGCGCATCAATGTTACGACGCCTTATCGATCGTTTCCATTTTGGATTTTCAAAGAGCCCACATGGTCAAAGGGCTTTCAAGAGCGCAGCATGTTTTTAGGGCTTGGCGGGCAGCCTCCTGAAACGATAACCTACGCGAAGGATCCGGACACCAAGTTCTATAAGGTGTACGCATACAACAGGAGAGCAGATGAAATTCCCAAGTGATTTGCCGGTGTATGGCGATACGCAATACAGAGGTGAGTGCCCAAGCGAAACGATGGAGCAGGTGACATTTTTTAATCGGCTAAGGAAGCAGTATGCAAATTCGTGGGGTTTGATTGCGCTGCACCCACGCAACGAAGGAAAAAGGACGTGGGCCAAGGCCGCATTTGAGCGCGCCGAGGGCATGACCAAGGGCGCGGCTGATATTATCATACCGGGCTTTCCGTCGTTTGTTTGCGAAATCAAGCGCCGAGATCACACAAAATCAAAGTGGCAAGAAGGACAACAGGAATTTTTAGATGCGTCAAAAAAAGCAGGTTCGTTCGTCTGCGTCGCGCTTGGTGCAGAGGCCGCGTGGGACGCTTTCACCGATTACATGGCCGAATGGCAGGCCAAGCGAAATTATTGATGACGTGATGGCGGGACGCCGAGATCTTGCTGATCAAACAGGATCAATTCGGTCGGCGTGTTCGTTTGCCATTTATTTGGCCGCAAAAAAAATTATGGCCAAGGAAACGAGAAATGATAGACTGGATGCCCTTAATGAGTTGCCGAAATTGGTTCGGCCATATGTGAAACGGGAAGTGGAAAAACTATGGGTAGGCAAGAAATCGCTGAAATATTAGGGTTTTTTGGCATGCTGTCGTGGACAGGGATGGTCATGCAAATAATTGCAATAAATTTCATGAAAGGTGTTGACGGGCAATAAAATGCCCGCTATACAATACTCATCAGCGCGGTGCTGATCCAAATTTAGATGGAGATTTCAAATGTCAAACCGTTCCCTTCTCGACCAACTCGTTGACGCCGAAGCAGTGTACAAGCAGGCCAAGGCTGCTTACGAAGCTTTGCAGGAAGCTGTTGAGGCAGAATACAACATGGGCATCCATGAAGGTTCCGAGCGCGACGTTCATGTGTATTTGTCTCAGCGATCCATCACTGATTTTGAAAAGATGGAACGTCTGTATGGCGTGACCGCCGAGCAGTTCAAACTTTATTCGGCATGCAAGATGGATGGCAACACCTTCACTGTTGTGAAAGTCATCGACAAAAAGAAAAAGAAAGGGGAGTGAGATGATTGATCAATCAATCGTCTTGATGGAAGCGACACTCACGCTTCAGGAACTTGTAAATGAATATATCAATGAGTTTGGGCTGGGCCCCCGACCGAGGATGGTCGGGGTGCCACCAAGCAATGCCGAGAGGCAGGGCGACATCCTGATGAGCGTATCAATTGTTGATGATATGGATCGCGACAGTGTTGTTAGAGCATGCCTCAAAACCGTTTCTGCAATGAATGATTTTGAAAATGAATTTGTCATCAGCGATTTATCAAGTCGCAGAGACAGACGCCGCAAGATTGAACAAATTAAATCAATCTTGCATATTAGCAGGACGTATCCCGAGAATGCGATAAAGCGTCTTAAAAGGTTGCGCCCTAAATATGAGAAGGAGGCATAATGCTAAACACAATTATGGCAGCAGTTAATCACGAGGGTCTTAGCGCACCGGCTAAGATCCTCTGGATCAAATTGTTTTACAAATATGGATACGAAGAATTTTCTGGAAAATATGAAGAGATGGCAGATGAGGTTAACGCCCTTCGGTGGACTGTTCGCCATCAAGTGTGGAAACTGCAAGAGTTCGGCGCAATCAAAGTCGAGAATTATTTTGAAAAAGGCGTGAGAGGCCAATTGGGCAACACGTATCGCCTTGTGAAACCAAAGGATTGGAAATGATGCCAACAACATTGGATTATGAACGCCTCAAACGGCGCGTCGCGGACCTTGAGGTTGAGAACGCTTTGTTGAGAGGAGAGAGCAATAATAATGCTCGCAGGAGCGAGGAGCGCAGATGGGACATAATCGAGGAACAGCCACTGATTGGGACCCAATCAGAAGAGAGACGTCTTCGGAAAGTCATTCGTGGTTGGGAAGAGCGTTACGACATCTTGGCAGAATTGTTTTACCGTCAAGGTTTGACGGGCAAAACGCACAATTGGCACGA